AGACGTAAAACCATTCAAAATAAATGATGTTGATGACGTTGCAGTTTGATACCCATCACTTGGGTGATATATCATTCGATTAAATGATATGCGATATGTGTTTGACTGCGTAGTTGACGGTAAGAATTTCTTTTGAGCTTCAATTTTGGCAGTGCTTGATACTATTGAATCTTCAGCCGAATCGATTGAATCCAAAAATCTAGAATATCTAAACTTACCCTCAAATCGATTTAGATTTGTTGACTCGTAAGCTATGACTTTATTAGCAACACGAACAGCAATTTCCGATGGTTGCAGTGTGGTTAGTAATGGGTCATATCTAACAATCAATGTTGGTACAACATAGAGATATGTTGGGTCAACAATTTCTAGATCGATAGATTGAACATTATATGGTTTAATAGATTGCTTTATGCGCTCTTTGCGATTTGTTGAAACCAAAGTACCAAGCTTAGGCTTCACGCAGGCATAGACTTTACCAAATATAGGCGGATCATTTTCTTCGCCACCCCAAACATTGACAGCCGCCAGATCAGGGTTATCGCGCAGAATGATTCTCTTATAATCTTCCCTGGTTACCGCACGATTTTGAGTTTCATAGAGACGAGGTGCATTAAATCTAATAGACTCTATAGATTCAATCTCCGCACCACCTGTTGCACGTTCAGCAGTTGTAAGAGTAAAGCTACTCTGCCCACCCACTGTGCTTACGGCAGTAAAGTTATTAGCACCGTTTGCTCTTGAGCCATTAGTAACTCGATACGACACTGCAACTGTGCTGTTAAATGCAGGTTTCTTACCAAGAACATTGTCACCAAAGCTAATCTTGTATAACTTATTACGATCGGGTTCTATAAAGAAAACCCTTGATGTCGAATTGACAGTTCTTAAATCAGATGCTTGTGTGTATGTTAGGGTGTTACCTGCAGTTGTAACAGAAACAGTTATACTTGATGTATCTGTATTTGCGTTAGGTAATACAAACGCAGTATTGGCAGCAGAAAATAAAAATCTGTGCGTTAGCGGCACACCTTCTGTTATCTGTATGAAACCGTTAAATCTATTTGAAGAATTTGCAGTTATTGGGTACGATTGTGGTGTAACAAATGTGTATGATATACCATTAACCGTTGCTCTAAATTGCGTATTCTTAGCAATGTTAATCGTGCGAAATGTTGAATTAGCAGGTGTGGTAAATGATACGCGCACATTAGCTGTTGGGCCACGTGTTGAAGTTGGTAGATACCCAAGCATCTTCGCGCGCGATACAACGTTGTCGTAAATCTGCGCGGTATCAAGAAATGCCTCATTTGCTGCCATGTTTGCATAGAATGCATTGTAATATGTGTTATATGCTAGAAGATCAATGAGCGTACCTATAGCAGAATCTTCAAAATCAAAATCTGTAAAATCTGGTTTACCCGCGATAAAGTTTCTCAGATTTAGTCTGATGGTATCAAAGTCTAGCCCAGTTACTGTGATTGCACTATTTGCTGCCATTAGCGTATGGCCTCCAATGTCAACGAGACGGTAGCTGGTGCCTCTGAATTTCTAACTGAAAAAGAAATATTTACTCTTAAATTGTTTGTGTCGGGTTCTGCATCAACCCCAACACCAAGTAATGTTGCTCTTTCTTCATATGATTTGATCGCATAATCAACATCAGATTTTATATTCATTTCGATTGCGGGGTCCATCAAATCGAAAAGACGATATTTTATGTCAGACCCAAATAGTGGTCTAAAGGGTCTTTCGCCTCTGTCGGTAAGAATAAGAGACTTAACAGCTTGCTTCACCGCATCAGAATTCTTACGCATAATAAGCTTACCTGTGACCGGGTGCATCTTCATATTAAGATCAAAATCTTTATATACTGGGGTTTTTATAGCACCGGCCATGTAAGCTCTCCGTTTCTGGCATATTTATCAAGATTGTTAGTGGATTATCGACCAGAGAGCAAATCACTAATTCTATTTTGTATGTCGCCCATCTGCTGAGTTAATGATTCTCTAGCTTCAGGCGAGCTTTCAAAATTTCTCTGCAACGACAGTCTATATCTTTCGACTGTCAGTTGTTCTACCTGTTGACGACGAAGATTAGCTAAAGTTGTTTCAACTTGTGTGGGTGTAGCATCAGCTACGCCAGCTGGTGCAGGTAATTGTTCTCTAGTTATTGCAGACTGCGCGGCGGCTGATGTATTAGGTGATGATTCAACTTCAGGTGCAGCGGGGATGGGTTCTGGTGGTGGCGCAGCTTCAGCTGGTTGATTTGACGGTGGGTGATTTGCTGGCTGTTCGGCAGCTGTCGCAGACGCTTGACATATGCTTACGCCAGATAATAGATTGTTCAATAGCCCATTCAAGTCAATGTTTGGGAATAATAACTGTATTCTAAGATACTGTGACAAAAACCCAACAGGGTCATTTATTAATCGAACAAGTGACGCAATTTCCTGTTCAACTTGATTGGCTAAACTGCGCACTGGGCCCAAAACATTTGATATGGCAGATGATACAACGGCCGTCACCTGTGCAGTCATCAAAGCTGGGAGATTTTGAACAAACGCAACGATATCGGTTGCAGTTTGCACAGCATTATTGATAGCAGTAGTTGCGGTGTTTATTGCTGATCTAACTTCAGATAGAGCAGAGCCAACACCACATCCAGACGTGATAGCTTGCTGAGCAGAATTTATTATTGAAGGGTTAGATACTAATGCGTTTTGTATTTCTTGAGGTGATGAAGGTATTGTCATGGGTTAAGATCAATCCTTGAGCCTTTAATTGTAGTTGGGCCGGGTGACCCAGCTGTCAAAGAGGATTTACCTGCAATAGACGCATCACCACCGGAACCAATATCAATATCACCCGCAGACACTTGTGTCATCTTACCAATAGATGCAGTCAAGACAGTGCCGCTAATGATATTTGTTACATTACCGCCCGCGGTGTAATCATGCGTAGATGCATAATTTTCTGATACTGAACCACCAACACCCCTAACTCTGTTACCACCAACAGTCTTTGAATCGTTAGTGTTAATCTGAGTTACAGATGAACCAATAACTTCAGTTTCTTGATTGCCTTCTATCTTAGATGTCATATTACCAACAACATGCAAATGATAATTACCCATTACCTCTTGTATCATGTTGCCGTCAACTCGCACGCGCGCGTCACCTTGAATAGTGACACTACATTCACCAAATATCATTACCTTCTTATCTTTTACAACAATCTCATAATCATCACCAACTATTCTTGTTACCCTAGTACCATCATCCATTATTTCTCTGTTGGTACCTGATGCATGATATTCGTGTATGCGCCGAGCACCGTTAGTGTCGTCAACTTCAAAGATATGACCAGATTCAGTAGTGCGAACGTGATTGAATGGGTATAGTGGTGGGGTTGTCGTTGCGTGTAATTCAGGTTGACTCCAAGTTGGCGTCTCATATGTCGCTGCCGAATCATCATATGAAACTGATGATGTTGCCCGTATTGCTGCCTCAGGTACACCTGTTAGACGAGTTGCCATACGATCTATCGTATTGACATTACCCATGTATTCTTGCCCACCTGCAGCTAATGCGGACGTGTCAGGTATACCTTGCGCTAGTGGGTATGTACCGTATGGGTCATTGAACCCCTCAGTAGAAGAAGGTCCATCACCAGAAACACCATGAAACGATCCCATAACCATTGGGCTTTGCGCTTTATTACCGTCTAAAAAGAAACCGACTACCCACGAACCTTCAACAAGTCCTGTTGGCGAGCTACCAATTCCGCTTGTAGATGCTGAAGAAGTCGGGACCATAACTTGTGCCCAAGGTAGTGATTCTTTTGGTAATTCAGTTTTGTTGGGTGTGTGCCAACCAAAGCATCTAACGCGAACACGACCAACTCTTAGCGGGTCATTGCGATCTTCGACAATACCCATAAACCAAGTAAAGCCATTTGTGCCTAGCCATTCATCATCACGTACCGGCATATACTATCTCCCATCGACTGGCTGAGAATAAGAATCCTTGACACATTCTAGCGCAGTACCATAACGCAACCCTCGCGGACCTACTCTATGAGCCAAAGCAACTATGAGATATTTACCACCCGAAAACCCATCTGTTTGTCTGCGTCTAAGTGAGCTTTCGCCTGACTGCGGTATTCTAATTTCAATCGTATCACCGACAGACAAGTTACTATCACCATGCACAAGTATTTTTGTCACGTGCGACATAAGCTCAGCTTTTGATGCAGTTTCCGCAGCCAAAAATTCTTGTCTGCGTCGAAACACGTTTTGTGAATCAGAATCTCTTTCTGTCACAAACGGTATAGTCCCGCGATATGAATTAGATACTATAAATTTTTCGCGTGATATTGAAGAGCCAAATGTTTGAGATGATTGAGGTGACAATTTTGGGTTAGAAGATGAATGATCATAGCTTGCAAAATCTCGATTATAGAGATATGTCGATGTTCTAAATCTTTTTGCAACAGGATCAATTGATAATACTTGCGTACCAAACTGACCCGACGATACGCCCTCTAAGATATCAAAACCCACATCCTCTTGCATCGATACTATACGATTTCTCTCAAATGCGCGGTCGCCTGGGATTTTATTTTCAAGATAATAAAATGTCTTTTTCACTGGCTGACGCATTAGATATTGAAAGGAGGCAAAATTATACCCCTGTGAATTTTCAAAAAAGAAATAGTTAGACGTACTTCTTATGTCCTGAGATTTTGCCTCATCTGCTAGATAATTTAACGCTGTAAATGGGCTTACTCTTGGGAATATTGAATCAAAAGTACCTTCGGTCTGTTCTAGCGTTACTAGTCTCTTATTTGATATTGGCGCAACATTATCATCAATTATCTTTTTGGCCATATCAGCGACATTTAATGATTCTTGCGAATTTGATATGATAGTGTATTGATCTCTTAACATTTCTGGTGATGCAGCAAAAATTTCATATCCATCAGCACCTGGATTAATTCTTGTTTTGCTTGTTAGCTTATAAACTTGCATTGATCCAGTTATGCGTCGAGAATTTCTTTCACTATCTGAAAATGAAAAAGTTATAGTCTCACCACCTATTATCGGCAAAGATGATCTTAACCCGATACCATCAACAATGCTTAATGTTATAGATGCTGAAGGTTGATCTAAGCTTTCATAATAACTTGTCTCAATTACCAAATCGGATATGTCTATAGTTTGACCAGTTGTAGTAGACTTTATTGATATTCCGTGGACTAGGCCAGTACCTGACCTCTGCTCATATTGCGACATTATGCGTACAGCGACCTAAATGCGTCAAGTATTGCTGGGACATACGAGGGTTTTATAACATCAATAGTTCTGTTTTTCTCATTTTTTGATATTTCAAAATCATATACAGTAACGGCTTTTCTCATGGTCGGCGATAATGATGTGTATGTTGTTTGATCAACAATCAACGTTTTTTCTGGGATATCGATAGTGTCACCATCAGACGTTATCACTGTTGATTTGGTTTGAATTATTTGCTCATAATGATGAACAGTCGCTTGTGCGTTTGATACGCTATCATATCTATTTCTGAGGTATTCATTTATTTCATATTGCGTTCTTGGCCACTCATAATATGGGTCAATCATTTCATTTGGTAAAAGTATCAACCAATCAAGATTAGAATCGCCATAAAAATCATATGCGACATTAT